CGGAAATTGCCTGATAAGTGCATACAAGGACATCCTTTACCTTAAAGCCGGCCTTGTCAATCGGGAAGAGAGCCGGTACATATCCCTGAAGAGAGCAGTTCGGCTTAACGGCAACAAAGCCTTTTTTGGTTCCGAGACGCTTGCGCTGTGAGGGGATAATTCCGATATGCTCGGGGTTAAGCTCGGGAAGAACCATCGGAACATCGGGAGTGTGTCTGTGCGCGCTGTTGTTTGAAACAACAGGACATTCAGCCTTTGCATATTCCTCTTCAAGAGCCTTGATTTCGTCCTTTTTCATATCTACCGCGCAGAAAACAAAGTCAACCTGCGAAGCGATTTCCTCTATATCGTCCGTTGCGTTCATAACAACAAGGTCTTTAACATTCTCGGGGATAGCAACGTCCATACACCATTTTGCACCGACAGCGTCCTCATATTTTTTACCTGCCGAGCGAGCGCTTGCCGCAACGACCTTTACATTAAACCACGGATGGTCGGCGAGTAAGGTCAAAAATCTCTGGCCTACCATACCCGTTGCACCGATAACTCCGACATTATACTTCTTTTCCACTTGTAATTACCTCCAAAAAATGTTATTCTATTATCTGCAAAAAAAATAACCGGTCTGTAAACCGGTCACCATTGAGACAAGAGCAACATTGAAATGTTTATTTCAATGCAGATAGCACTCCATCAAACAATGATGACAGTTATATTGTTATTCACAATATCCCCAGACAAAGTTAATCAGCATCAGCTTTATCTTCGGCAAAAACACCTTTTGTTATACGGTCACTGAATTGCTGAATTCTGTCGCAAACTACTGATTGTTTTCGCACCTCTATCGCAGTTACATATATTTTACCACCAATACCTTATATAGTCAAATGAATTTAGTAATTTTATAAATTTCATATATTTGTAGGAGAAACCCGATGAAAAAAGAAGATTTTTATTACGAATTGCCCAAAGAACGTATCGCACAAACGCCTATTGAGCCGCGCGACGCCTCAAAAATGATGGTAATTCACCGTTCAGAGCATAGAAATGAGGACAGGCATTTTTACGATATTACAGATTATCTCAACGAGGGCGATTGTCTTATTTTAAACGACACCAAGGTGCTTCCCGCGCGTCTCTACGGCGTTAAAGAGGAAACGGGAGCGCACGTTGAATTTTTGATGCTCACGCAAAAGGAAAATGATGTCTGGGAGGTTATTACAGGTCCGGGCAGACGTGCAAAGCAAGGGTCAAAATTCGTTTTCGGCGACGGACTGCTGAGGGCTGAAATTACAGACGTACTTGACAACGGAAACAGACTTGCCAAATTCTCATATGAAGGAAATAATATCTTCAATGTTCTTGAAAAAGTCGGCGAGATGCCGCTTCCGCATTACATTACGGAGAAATTGAAGGATAAAGACAGATACCAGACCGTTTATGCCCGTGAATTAGGCTCAGCCGCCGCGCCGACGGCAGGACTGCACTTTACGCCCGAAATTCTCAAGAAAATCAAGGATAAGGGCGTTAATATCGGATATGTCACATTACACGTCGGTATAGGCACGTTCAGACCCGTTAAGGCTGAAAATATAGAGGACCACAAAATGCACTCCGAGCATTACCATCTCCCGAAAGAGACAGCCGATTTGATAAACGAAACACATAAAAACGGCAAAAGGGTCATTGCTGTCGGCACAACGAGCTGCAGAACACTTGAAAGCGTTGCAACATATAACGGTGAAATAACCGAGGCTGACGGCTGGACAAGCATTTTCATCTATCCGGGGTACAAATTCAAGTGCATAGACGCTCTTCTCACCAATTTCCATTTGCCCGAAAGCACTCTGATTATGCTCGTTTCAGCTTTTTATAACAAAGAGGACGTTCTTGCTTCTTACAATGACGCGGTGAAAAAGGAATACAGATTTTTCAGCTTCGGCGATGCAATGCTCATCCTGTAAAGGATGCTCGCAGCCGAAAAAGAGAGCCGAAAACCTTAGTATTACTGGGGTTTTCGGCTTTTTCTTATTCCTGCGTCTTATACAAAAATTTGTGTTCGAGACCGTTTTTGAAGCGGATAGAGATAATTCTGCCCTGTTTTATTACAATTTTTTGAGTTACTGAATTGATAAATTCTTTGATGATTATTGGGTCAACTTTGCGTATGAGTCTCTCGAAATCAATGTAGCGTTTGTCTTGCAGCTGGTTCGTCATTATGAACATCGAAGCCTTTGCCAAAAATTCGTCATCTGATAAGGTGAACTGACGAGAGCTATGCTTTTCGATTTCCTCCAGCCGTTTGTCGATGGATGCGATTGAGTCAGACAAGTTTTTTCGTTCAATGATGTAGTCACTTTCAGAGATGGCTTCATCGTTGTACAAGTAAAGAGATTTCAGACGAGCCAACGCCCTTTCTTTTTTTCGATGTTCGGCAAGAAGTAAATCTCGTTCATCGGCAAGTTCCTCAGCTCCTGCTATATCAGACAGCGTTCGTGATGTGTAAACGGCATCTGATATGCCAGAGCGAAGCATATCGTACATTTCTTGCAAGCCGACTTGCTCGATGTGCTCAACCTCAGAAAATGTAGGTCCTCTTAACAGTTTACGCTCGAATGTTTCAATAGATGTGGATTTGCCAAAATTATTTTGTGCCTTTATGACATTTGCAATGTAGTTCAGCACAAACGGAGCGACAACAACATCCGAAATGTATTTGTTTTCGCAGTCGTCAAACCGCCGCTTTCGAGAACAAGCGTAGATTGACGGTCTGTAACCGTCAGCCCGTTCACGGTCGATAGTGCTTTGCATCTGATTGCCGCAGTAGCCGCAGTAAAGTATGCCAGCAAAGATGTGTATGTTCTTGCGTACATAAGTCTTGCTCGAACGCTTGTTGCTTCTGCGGTTGTCTTCAAGAATTGCACAGACACGCTCCTGCCGTTCTGCTGATACAATGGCTGGGTGATGCTCTTGCACGGAAATCCAGTCAGCTTTCGGTTTCAAAAACTTATTGCTTGTGTTGCCGCCGCTTTTGCTTTCATCGTGGTAGTTATATCGGTATGCACCTGTATAAAAAGGATTTTTGAGCATTGTCGAGATAGTGGTTGGGTTCCACGGAGTTCCGCTTCGAGGCAGTATGCCTTTTTCGTTCAGAGTGCGAGCCACAGCGAGAAGTGAGTGCACACGCTCGTATGTGTCGTAAATCATATTGATAACAGAAGCCTCGGTTTCGTTGATTGAAAACGAACCTGTTTCTTTATCGTAATTGTAACCGTAAGGTATTCTGCCGCCGTTCCATTGCCCGTTTGAGGCACGAGCAAGCATAACAGCTGTAACACGCTCGGATGTCATATTACGCTCCAACTCTGCAAATACGAGTATGATTTTGAGCATCGCTTCGCCCATCGCATTTGAAGTGTCAAACTGCTCGTTTTTTGAGACGAATGTAATGCCGAGCTTCTTGATTTCGGCATACATTTCGGCAAAGTCCAAGAGGTTACGGCTGATGCGGTCTATTTTCCAGACCACGAGGTGAGAAAACTCGCCTGTACGAAGACGAGCCATCATCTGCTGGAAAGCAGGACGGTCGGTGTTCTTGGCTGAGTAGCCAGCATCCTCAAAGATTTCGTATTTGTCGATATTCAGAGCGTATTTTGCGTAGTTAATCAAGTCTTCTCGTTGTACAGGTAAACTATCCTTGTCTATCTGCCAATGAGTTGATACACGAACATAAAGAGCACATTTTTGGTGTGCCAATTTATCTCCGACTGCGTTTTGCTTCATAGTTGCCTCCCTTAAAAAAGAGCTTGCCTTTTTGACAAGCTCTTTTGCTTATTTATCTCGTAAAGTGTTTCGCACTTCCTCTGAGTATATTTGAATATCACACAGCTTGAATGTTGCATAGTCGCCAGCAGACACCTCGGAAGCTCTACTAAAATCTCCGTATGGAGCGTATGAACAATAACCAACGGTGGCGGCTTCGGCTGTGTTATCACCATTGATGTAAAGCAACAAATGAACAGCGTTCAACTTGTGAGCGTTAGAATAGCTAAGTATGATATACTCCATAATCGCTTGAATTTGCTCGTCTGTTTTACTTGCTACAATGCTTTCGTCAACGGTTACTCTTATGCGGTCACGCTTTGCGTTCGGCAGACTAATATCCTCGACAGAAGCTATGTCGTAAGAATATCCGCTGACAGTCACGCTGATTTTTTCAGTAGAAACTGCACCGTCCTTTGTTTGAGCGTAAATCTCAGCAGTTCCAGCAGAAACACCCGTTATCGTGTAGTACACACAGGTTGTTAATGCTGTTTTGTCATAAGCAAAAGTTGCAATGGAGTTGTCCGAGCTTACGAACTCAATGTCGTCCATTGAAAAGTCGTCATTACCCTTAACGGAAAAGTAGCCAGTTTTAGTTTCTTCTGCTTTGAGTTCAAGAGGAGAAGTTAGAGTAGCAAATTTTAACTCAGCAATGCCAGTATTTGATTGACCTGCATCGTCAGAAAAGCTGCACCCCGACAGCAAACACAATGTTGCCACGATAGAGATAATTGTTAGTACGAGTTTATTTTTCATTCCTTGCCGTTCCTCCGTTTTATAAATTCAGAAAGGCAGATGATGTTGCCTTTGCGTGTTACCCGATTTTGCTCTCGTCTTGTTTTGCAGGTTGAATGAAGCCCCTTTCAGCTGGGGTCATATAAGCATCGAGAACAGACCAGATGATACCCTCGTCACGCTCTGACGCTCTGCGAAATGCAGAAAGCAGAACACGCTCCTCGGCAGTCATATCTGGTTTATGTTGTGGAATATCGGTAAGACCAAGCAGATAATCAGTCGAAACATTAAGCGCCTTAGCGATGTTTACGAGAATATCTAAGCGTGATGATTTGTTCACGCCTGTTACATACCTGCTGATAGTAGCTTCTTTTGTTTCGGCAGCGTCAGCGAGCCATTTTTGACTGATGCCTCGCTCGTCAAGAAGTTGTTTCAAAATTGAGCCAAAGTCCGTAGTCATAGTATCACCTCTTGCATATTGTAGCACATTCTTATTAAATTAAGAGAAAAATAATGAATTTGAGAATTTTTTTCTTAAATTTGCTTGACAACTTACCATTCAGTAAGTATAATGAGAAACGAGTTAAAAAACTCAGACTAAAAAACGGAGGTGAGCTTGATGAACACCAGCGAGTTAAAGTCAAAAAGAATAGCTCAGAACAAGGATGTTTCGTATATGGCAATGGCTGACCGCCTTTTCCTATATGTTAAGTATCTGAAAAAGTTAATAATAGTAAACGATAGTGAGTGTCATTGAATGAAACGATAGAAGTGGTTAAAATGGTAGCATAGAAAATTGACCGTTCGGGGATAACCTCGGACGGTTTTATTTTGCAGAAAAGGAGTATGAGCCTATGAGCAACCCTGAAAAACGGATAGAAGTCGTTACGCTGAAAGCCAGTCAGCTAAAAACAGGCTTTGGCAATCCTCGAAAAATCGGAAAGAAAAAGCTCGAAGAACTTGAAGCCTCGCTTGAAGCGTATGGAGACTTTGGTGTTTTCTTAATTGACGAGAACGACAATGTTATTGCTGGCAACCAGCGGCTGTCTATCATCAAAAAGAAAAATCCAGACCAAGAATTGCTTTGTAAGCGTCTCATCGGATATACGGAAGCAGAGCTGAGAGCAATCAACATCAAAGATAACACGCATAGCGGTGAATGGGATCTGGATTTGTTGGCAGATTGGACTGCCGACCTCAATCTCGACCTCGGCGTTGAGTTGAATAATAGTAACCTCGGCGATAGGAAGCTGAGCGATATGGAACTCATACGCTACGAGAAGTATGATTATGTGCTGCTCGTATGTAGAAACGAAATTGACTACAACGAGTTGACAAGAAAGCTCGGCATCGCAGGAAGAAAGGTTAGAATTACAGGCACAAAAAGAAGTATCAAAGCAAGAGCTATTTGGTACGACCAGATAAAATGCCAGATAGTAGAAAGTGAGGATAGCAATGAGTAAGACAAAAAGAATACTGCTTGCGGCACAGAGGAAGCCCTTGAAGACTTTGGGCGCAGAAGAGAAGCCGAACAGCACACTGATGCCTATAAAGAGCGTTTTATCAAAGACTGGTGGCTTATAAGAGAGGTGCTCGGAAACGAGGATGTCATCGACAGGAAGACAGAGTGGGAGTTCAAAGTGAAGCGTGATGTTATAGTAACGCAAGGGGATGTTGACGACATAATGGTGTGTGCTCTGGAGGGCGGCATCAATTATTGGTGCAGCTCAGCCGAAGTTGTTGAAGACGATTATTACGGAGAGTACGCCAGCGACCAGATTTCAAGAGGAGGTTCACTCCGATTGTACGATAGTGAAGACGATGGATGATGGTTCTTTGTCAGAAGTAACAGTTCCTACAATCGGAAACGGAGTATATGCGTTTCACGAGCCTGTTGAAGAACCGTATGACTTTTACGAGTTGGTGTTTGATGACGGAAAGAACAACGGTTTTGCATTTGCCTGTGATGAAAACGGCAACCTCGAACTGACGGATGAACAAAGAGAAAATTACGAGTTTGCTATGAGTCATCCAGAAAAGTTTGAACGCTATAACGAGGTAGTGAAGTTTACTAACAGATACAAAGAAAATGCCAGTGGCATCTGCGGATGCGGAAAAAGAATTGAATTATTCGATGAATATATGGGTGCTTGCGAGTGTCCGCATTGCGGACAGTGGTACAACCCGTTCGGACAAAGGTTGAAGCGTCCTGATGAATGGGAGGAAAGATTATGACAGAACAGAAGCAAGAAGAAAAGACCTTAAAGCAGATGTTCTTGGACGCAGGTTATCCTGAGAACGAGATGTTTCACCACTATGCAGACCTGTA